CTAACGTGTCGCAATATACACGAGCAGAGGCCGCCACCAATGACACAGACCTTGAAGTCGAGGTAGAGTGGATAAGCACTAACGACAGCCGCACTGCCTCGCGGGTCGCTTGGGTGCATCATTGCCTCACCATTCACATTAAACGGCTGCCCCATTGGTCGCTTTTGCCCGTTAGCTTTCTTGTGTGCGTCTCTTACGCGGCTGTCGTTAGTGCTTATCCACTCTACCTCGACTTCAAGGTCTGTGTCATTGGTGGCGGCCTCTGCTCGTGTATATTGCGACACGTTAGCCGCCTTGTGTGTCTCGGTTCGCGCTATGGTCATGGCTCGGCTAACTGCGTTTTGACCGCCTATCCTGTTCGCTATTTTCTTGGCCACTTTTGTCGGTGTCGCCTCGTAAGGGTCTATTAGGCTTGCAAGCATTGACTGCATGATAACCGCGCTTGCTGTAGCCACTGTGTTAGAGCTAACCGTTGCGGCTGTGCTTAACGCTGCTGTTGATAAAATACTAAAGATATTATTCTCGACAAAGTTGTCAAAAAAACCCTTTTCGGCTTTTGGTGTGAACACCTTAAAACGCTTGGCCGTCTCTGTGCTTAGGTCGGTTAGAATATCGGCTAATCTGTTTTTGTGTTCTAACTGTATCTGCACGAATTGACTGTTGTTTTGGTTTGTTTCATAAGATGCGGCCAACAAACCTGCCGTATATCGTAACTCACGCTTGATTAGCTTTTGATAACGCAAGGCGATTCTATCTTGCATCAACAAGACAGCACGGGCGTATTTTAACTTCTCGATTCTAGTCATAGCTAAAACATCGGATTAAGGTTTGGAATATCTGCCCCTGCCATCTCAAGGGGTATTAGGCCACTATTGACCAATAACACATCACCGCCATCTACAGGCCCATAACCCATGGCCTCACGCTTTTCGTTAGTGCTGATTGACTGCATGGTGTCGAGTTTAGCATTACGCTCGGCACGTCTAGGCTCTAACGCCGCCACCGCGTCAATATCAACACACATAATATCATCGGGTGATAACCCTGCACGCCATAACAGCCACTTGCTAAGCCCTGATAATAGGTTGTTATAGAGTGGAATCGCTGAATCCTCATAGAACGATGCCCGCGCCTGCTCATAGTTAGCATAGGTTTGGCTACCCTCTAGCCCTAGCAACTGACTCGGCACGTCTAACGCCTCGCATATATCGCGTTTAGCACTGACCTTGCCTTGTATGAACTCAGCATCGCGCATGGTAAAGCTAAACGGTGTCCACTTTAGGCCGCCCTCAAGAATTAAGGGCTTGCGCTGATTGTTCACGCCTGCATATTCTGCTCCGAATTGCTCCTTCATACGCTCAAACGCACTTTCGTCCAGGTTCGCATCGGTGCTTAAACTGCCTGCTGGCTGCATATCATTATCGAGTAACTTCTTGTTGCTGTGTGCATAGGCGTTTAATTGGTCAACGGCATAAGCGGCAGGCAGTAATGGCGATTGCCCACGGTATCTGTTAAGTGGATTTTGAGCGCACCACATAAACAGGTTAGAGGGCGGTATATTGTATTGACTCTTTTCGCCATTGCTTGCCGTGTACATCCATTTCTCGACCTTTGCGAATTGGTTTTGTGACTCAATGGCCGTCAACCAATCGGGACGCAATACCCATAATTCTTGGGGCAGTCTGTTAGGAATTATCGAATCGCCATATATCGGAGCTTCACCGCTAATCAGGTAATAGATAACGGCTTGCTCTAAAAGCTGCGCTAGTGATTGTGTATTGTTAGGCTGTGTTAAGAGTTTAGCGAGTGATTTGTTAGCGTCTAGCGGCATGGTAGAGCCGTCCTTACGCTTGATAATGATGGGGCAAGCCTGCACCGCCTTAACGTACTCTTGCACACAAGCGTACACGGTAGGATTGCGCTGATAGCCCTCTTCAACAAACACGGCAAAATTATAAGCAGTGAAGTTGCCGCCTGTCTGTGCAACCAACAAACGCAATGTATTATACGTCGCGTCTTTTTTCCAAAATTGCCACCAACTCTTTTTCATAATCTGCGTACCCGTACAACGTTTGGTTTTTTAACTAACGGCTCAATGGCGTATCGTAACGCATCGGCATAATGATTGTTTTTGTCTTCTATGTCGGTGGTCGGATTGTCGCTTTTGTCTGTTTTATAACTATACGCGGCCAACTCACCAAAACAACACTGTGCGTCATGGTGTATATATATCGCCTTAAACGTCTGCAATGCTACAACGCCGTCCTCTACGCTGCCTTTCCACTTTGTACAACCTTTAATCAATGGTATCTCTTTTTTTACTTTTGAGATAGTCTCAGGCCGCGCACAATCAGCCCGTGAAGTATATTTTAGCACATTAGGCACATGGTCAATAAGATACGCGCCTGTATCGTCTAACTCAAGCCCCACTTTTGATGCCGCGTTTCTAATATATAAACTATCCTGAAAAATATAACACTCAATAATTGCGGTCGGGTCAACACTAAACCCCCAATCAATGCCGATGTACGGTGTACCAAATGTTTGGTTAATCTCAAAATCAAGCATCTTCAGCTTCTTGGCCAAGATTGAGTTATCGCTTATTTTTAAGAATTGCCCATCCCATATCCAAGCGTATCGCCCTGCATCGCCCCTTAAATCGCGCTGTCTTTGTCGTTCTAACGCTTCAGGAAACCAAGGATTGTCTTTGTAGCTGATATTGATATGTAAAGTACGATTATCTTTATTGACTATAAATTGTTGCCAGGTTGCGTCTTGCTCAAAACGCGGATTAAACACAACATAAAACCGCACATGGCCATAACGTGGGGTAGGGCGTAAATACGACCACGAATTGTCAGTCACGTTTTCGGCTTCATCAACTAAAACAACACGCAATTTGTTGATTGACTTTATAGACGTGATGTTTGATTTTAAGCCCGCAAAAATAAACCTTGCACCTGTTAGCAAGTTTGTGATTTCGTTATTTAGGATTTTAAAATAAGATTCATACTGATATTTATAAATAGCACTAATCAAAGACGCATATAAACTATCACTAATTGAGCGTTGTATCTCACGACAACAAAGAATAACACCATCATCAATAAATGATTCTAAAATGCCCAATGCCGCCAATGATTCAGACTTTGCACCACCGCGCCCACCTTCCATCACGACAATATCAAAAGCGTTTGTCTTTAAGTTATTAAAAGCTGGTATTATTTTGGTGGGTGCTTCAATCTTCATCTTTGGGGCTTACCCCTACGATATTAAAAACGGGTGGTTGTAATGCTGTACCATTCGCGCCTGTGTGTTCTTGCACGTTTGTCTCTTTCCAGCCCATGCGCGTTTTAGCCCAAAACATTGCAGCCCTTACGCAATCGCTATATGTTGCACCTGTAGTTAATGCTTGGCCGCTTGCCGCTTGGTATAAAAACTTGCCAACATTTGCATTAGCTTTTATTGCGCTGTTGTCTAATTCGTCTTTGTAGTATTTATACAGCGTTTTATCATCTATGCCGATATATGCAGCAACTTCTTTAATAGGCACACCATAAGAGCGTAACGCAACAATCTCGGCTCTTGTTTTTTCTGTTGGTTGGTGCAATGGTTTTGACATGGCTAAGCCTCATTTGTTTTTTTTGAGGCTGCATAAGGTGAATGGAGCGTGATGGTTGGAATCGCACCACCGCCCACTAACTGGTCGCTAGTGGTTGCCTTTGTATCACGCTTAATTGATTCACCTTTATACATGCCAGCGCCCATTTCGTCAATCTTTGAAAAAGGAATAATTGGCACTGTAAGACGCGCCCGTGCTTCTTTGTTTAAAAAATAAATATAGCGGAGTTGATTCCCCTCAACTTTTACCGCGCCCAATATCTTAGCGTTTTTATTATATGACCAAGATGAGGATAAATTACGCATTGCTTTTAATTCGGCAAGCATATACTTTCCCGTCATATTTAGGTTGTTAATCACTCGGCCATCGGGCAACCTATACAATGAGTTGTTCTTTTTAATCTGTGTTAAAACAAACCCGCTCGCTCGGTATATCGCGCCGTCGCCACACTGACAACCATCACTAAAACTCACAATCCATTCAATATGTGGGTAGTGTTTTTTGATTAACCTAAACGCCACCGCCATACAACGGCTTTCACTGTTGCGCGGTAATCGGTCACTAAACGCCATGCGGTTTAGTTCTAGCATTCCCTGCCACGCTGTGCCGCTAACAAGTGGTAGCATATTTGTTTTAATCATAGGGCTACCAAACGACATAACACCCTCTAGCTTGTCGTTAAGGTACGCGCCTAAGTGTAGGGTGCTTGTATTAACCACTCTGCCGCTATAATGCACCCGCTTAACAAGCGCATTGGCTGCCTGTGCTGTGATAGGCTTTACAATAATATCCTTTGCACTAACCATTGCGAGCCTCTAGCCATTGGGAGCATATTAAAGCGAGTGCGTTGCCGTTGCTGTTTTCATTTAACCCTGTATCTGCTATTGGA